ACGGTTGTCTCAATGCGAAAATACAGGTAGCGGCGCCAAACGTCTTCTTCAGGTACATCACGCGCATTCACAAGGGCGATGTCGATGAAGCCCATCTCAGTCCGCTCTTGGTAGAGCTTCATCAGGACCTTGTCTGCAAAGTCGCGCATCTCGCTCTCAACGCGGGACCAGACATCGATCTGCATCATAACGTCTAGCTGCTGCAGTGTGTCTGGGAAGCCTCCATACATGCGAGCTGAAATCAAGGTCAAGGTGACAGAAGGCAAAGGAAGAGAACTAGGGGGCCTGACTTCATAGACCTTCAGCCCCTCAATCTCACGTAACTTCTCTGCTACCGTGTTCTCGACAGTCTGGATAGGCGTTGACATGACCTATCTTGCTGCTCCTCTTTGCTTCAGGACGAGACGCGCATTCCATATGCATCCAAAGCCCAACAAAATGAATGCAAGAATCGCAGAGATCCAAGCAAACGGACGGAACTGCTTCACCGTAAGGAAGATGACTTGTAGGTAAAGAAATAGCCAACTAACCGCGCCAACCTTCAGAACTGCGAACCACGCCCATCCCAGAGTCTTGATGATGGGAGCAAGGAATAGATTATCTTCGCGGAGACCATGATGCCTGACCCCGCATTGTGTGATCATGACGTCGAAGAGGTTCAGGGTCCACATCATCCAAAGGATCTGGATGAAGGTGAGTTCAGCCCACATGGCGTTCACCTTGTCGAGGCAAATGTGTGACTCGTGATTTGACGAAGCGTTTCCATTGCGCTTGCCTTGAACAGCTTCTCCTTGTCCTCGCTCTTGGCTAGGCCGTGGAAACAGTAAGCTGCTGCCAAGAAGGTTGAGGCTACCTGGATCGGCTTCATGTCGTAACGGTAGGTGATCTCGACTTCGGCGTCTATGCTTGGCGCAGTCTCAATGACGATCTTGCCTTCCGCACCATGCAACTCGAACTTATCCGAGGCTTGCTGGACTCCGTTGACGTAGACTGTGACTTTCGATTCGTCATCAGTTGTCTCGCCTTTCTCGTCGACGATTGGCTTGTAGAGGGTTCGGAAGGTTTTGTTTCTCGACGATTTTTGGATGCCAAGCAATTCTTTGGCCTGTTGCCCTGTCCAGACCTTCTCGGTGATCTGCTCTATGTCGCGGTCCGCCCAACCAATCATTTCGTCAACTATTGCGTCGCTGATTTCTGTAGCTGTCAGCCCAGAGAGATTTCTAACCTCGGCTCTAGTTGTGTATGGCAAACACACTCAACTCTAATGTTTCAGTCGGATTCCTCAAAAATGGGGAAACTTCTCAAAACAGGAAACTTCGGGAAAAAAGGGATCTTGGGCTCAGGCTGTGATGATCTTCACGATGCCCTTCGGGTTCAATATGCCTACTCCGTACTCCATTGTGCCGTACATGTAGGTCTTCCTTTCACCAGGCTCGTATTTCGGTTCAACTTCAGGATCCCGCTTGACCTCTTCGACCCATACTCTCTCGCTGACGAAAAAGGCGTGGTAAGTCGTGATTCCACCGGCACCAGTGCCTGTCGGAACCTGTGTGGTCTTAAGCACCTTGATGCCAAGCCACTGACCGATCTCACCGTTCAATATGACTTCTCGTCCGCCGTATTGGGCGGCGTTGATGAACTTATCACTCTTCAGAAGCGCGTTTTCTTGGGCTGGATGGATGATTACATATCGAGGCTCACGCTTCTCCTTCCGCATCGCGGTAACACCGTCAGCAATCAGATCGGTAGTAAGAACATCAGCAGCGACCAAGTCTCCTTCAGCTGACTTTCCGCCACCGTAAAGCGTGCCTGCTATACCTGAGGCTGCGTTGAGCGCTGCGAGTATATCCTTGTCTTCTTTGTTCGCTACTCCTTCCGAGAGCAGGTCTGTGAGGATGTCGACCACGTTGAATGTGATCTGTTCCACAACCTGCCTTGTCACTGAGAGTGCTGCGATAACCTCTTTCGTTGTGATTTCGAGGCGATCAACTGTCACAGCCAGTTCGTCAGGCTTAGTGCCTTCGGTCGCGTCTACTGCCTCTAGGACGGTTGGGACCTTGGGGAAGTAGAACTTGTTTCCTGGAGATCCGCGAAGCGTCGTGTCAACGATGCCAAGAGCCCTCATCACTCGCTTCGGCTCGGCACCTAGCTCAACCTGAGGCGACCAGATTATCGGTATGGCTTTCGCTGCGTCCGTTGTCGTCAAAGCCTCTTTCAGCTTGTTCGCAACCTTGACCTGCCAAGGCGCCACAGCCTCCTCGAGTACGGTTGAGGCTACGATCCCTTTCCCTGCCTCTTCCTTCGACACTTTTCCTTCAACCTCCTTCTTCTCCTCAACTCTGGCTTCATGAAACTCCGGCGGATCCATCTGCAGCTCGTGATAGTGCTTGGCGAGATGATTGTACACTTCACGCCTGTCGCCTGTGGGAATGTCGACGCCGCCTCTTGCGCCCAAAAGCGACTGCATAGCTGCGACAACATGCCTGCGATCCACGTTGCCTTCCTTGTCGTGATGCTCCAGCTTCCGCAGTCGCTTATCGTCACTTGTCTTGCCATAAGCGGGGGCGATCCAGGCGAAGGCGCTGTCCGGCAGAGAATTCACATAGGCGGTATCCCACTCTCGCTCGAGTTCCTCCTTCATCTTTGCGAGATATGGAGTTGGGACCTGTTCTAAGCCGGTTGGGGTTTCACTTTGCGTTGTTGAGGGTGGAGTCTGCTCACTCAATAGCATCAACTCCTTTCTTCGTTCAGAAATCTTCTGTTACTCATCGATCCACTTGCGTGGTCTCAGTAACTGTGATGAAGTTACCACGCGCGTGGTAAAACTCTGATACCTTTCAGAGAATTATGACGCGCGTCATAAGTACTGGAGCTTCAGGCCTCGCCTTCTGAGCTCAGCCACAACCGCCCACCAGTATTGGTCTCGCTGCCGCTCATTCAACGATTCAGTTAGCTTACGTTCCCAAAGCATGACGCTTGTGAGAGGATCGCCTGGAGCCACACCTTCTGTAAGTAGCGCCAGTCCAGTGAAGATAATTCCCCTGGGAACAAGGACCTGTCCGACATCTGCGCTTCGAAACTTTGCTTCGATGCTAACGTTCTTGATCCTGCCTGCCTCATAGAGCTGGTTCACGTTTTGATCTTCGACACGGACCACGGCTTCCACGTTGCCGCTCTCATATTCCGCGTCGACAACCTTGTTATCTGGAAATGGCAGGTCCTGTTCATGGTTAAGGTTGAGAGGCCTTTCAGCCAAGCTTCGAGCTGCCAGCCTGAGCTCCTCCTCTGTGTACTTGTTCTTGTTGCCTGTCGTGGTAACGTGAATGGCGTGGACCTTGTAGAACTTGCCCTGGGTCCCTTCAGCTGCCTTGTAGAACTCTATGGGCGGGGTCCAGCGGAACGACTCAGCCAGACTCGCGATGTGGAACCTAAGTCCTCTCAGTGGATTCAAGTTCACTCACCTCGAGATCTGGGTGATCTTTGATCCATTTCCTTGCCTTCTCCAAGGTCCAGTCATTCTTCTTCGCAAACATGATCGACTGAATCGTGAGCTTGTCTTCGCCTTTCAGTCGCCCTACTACAGCGCGAATTCCTTCACCTTGACTTAGCCAGATGGTTCTGAAACTATAGGGCTGAAATGTGTCTGGTTCGCGGACTCGCCTGCGAATGTAGTTATGGCTTTCATCCCACCCTTCCGCCAGCTTTGCGGCGTACTGCTCTCGGTCAGCGTCAGTCTCAGGGACCACATGGATCTTGCCGCCTTTATCGCGAAAGAAGCGCATCTCTTTCAGGCCTTCAGCTGCCAAGGTCTGTCCCGTTTGCTCTTGAAGCTCGAAGCCTGCATACTTCGCCAACATGTTGCGGACCTCGTCGCGTGTGAGGTATTCGATGCCGCTTGTAGCGCTGATCTGCGCGAGTTGGACTATGTGGTCAATCTTCACTTCGGGGCGCTCAGGCATGCCCCAGCGGATTCGAACCCTCGCCTTTTTCGGATCAATCTCGTTTTGCCGGAGAAGGACCTTGAAGACCTCTCTTTCAACAATGCGTGCTACGACTCGCTGCAGGTACATGATCTTTCGGTCCGCCATCTTTGTGGCTTCGGTAGCACTGGCCTCAGTGAAGCCTGGCGTTGTGAATAGGCGCGTCATCGGGGTTTGGAGGCCCTGCACCACTTGCGAGTCGATATGTCCGATCATGCCATCAAAGCGAGCGGAAGGATTGATGTCTAGCGAGTCAACTTCGACAGGCTTGTTCGTGACAAAGTCCGCGTCTGTAGGCGCTGACTGGATTGTGGGGGCATACTCCTTTTCGAGCTTCTCGTCGCCCACGCCCTCAAACTTCCAAAGTCTCTTCGGTGCTGCATATCGGTGAACGATCCTCTGTATGTCGTCTTCGAGTCGAGCTTTGATTTCTAGAAAGGCTGGCCGAACGCTGGTCTCGTCAATCTGTTTGCTTGTTGCTAGGCTGTGGAGGATCCCTGTGCCCCATGCGGACCCGTCCACAGGATTCAGTCGGAAATGAATGATCTCGTCAGCCGTGAACTCAACCTTGTCAGCTCCTATCTGCTGTATGTAGCTCTGAGGGCGCCCCCCAATCTTTCTTCGTAAGATGAATTTGATCGATGAAAGTGGTAGAATGACCACCGCGAGAAGCTTCTTGTTCTTGTCGAAGACCCTCTCCCAGAAACAGTTGCCTGACAAGACAACCTCCTTTGAGGTTTGCATGAGCAAGCCGTCCATGTTCACCTCGTCACAGAAGTCGTCGACTATCTTCTTGGCCTCTTCGAAGCCGGATTCGCAGACCGTGTAGAAGCCTGCGCCTGCGACCTGTTCGCCTATGTTGTCAACAGACGCCATGACAGCTGGGTCCTTGAGATAGTAGTCCACCAAAGCTGCGAGGCTGACTGGAGGTTGCTCCCCAATCCTTGCCTTCATAGCAGGAATGAATAGGCCTCTCTCAGAGGTTGCCTCTCTAAGCGCCTCAGTTATCTTTCCCGGGAGCCGCTGAAACCGTTCAAACGCAGGAATGGAAATCTTCCGCGTTATTGCTTGGAAGAATCCTTTGCCTCTCTCACTCAAGTCTTCTCGCCTTTCAAGGAGTAGTTGCGGATGACGAGGTTCGCCAATGCGCCTAGGCGTGGTCCTTGGCCCCATTTGCGTGAAGCCATCGGACATCGAATCCTCCTAATGATCAAGCCTCGACCATTGTACAGCTGGCGAATCAGGGGATGATTGCCGTAGGTGAGAAGCCATTTGCCTTTGACTTGACGGAGCATAGTGGCGAGATCTCTGTGGTCCTGTTCGCTGAACGGTGAGGGGCGTGCCTGTTCTGTTTCCGGGTAGGGTGGGTCGAGAAAGAACCAGGTTCTGTCGCTGTCCCAGTTCTTGATGCAGCGTCTGAAATCCAGGCAGTCGACATAGACGCTGCGTAGCCGTTCAGTCACGGCGTTGATTGTCGCAGCGCAGTTGGCCCATGCAGTAGCCTTGCGTTGTCGCGCCCTGCCGAAGGCCCATCCTGCATGCCACCTGCCCGAGAACGATGACCGCATACAGTAGTAGAACGCAACTGCTCTCTCAACAGGATCTGAAATCTTGCCGGAGTCGATCTGAGCCATGAACCTGTAGTAGAGTTCGCGACTGTAGGGAAGCCACTCAAGCCGCTTCAGGAATTCTTCCTTGCGATCTCGGACAACCGTGAAGAGGTTGACGAGTTCCTTGTCAACATCATTGTAGACTTCGACGGGGCTCCGTTCCTTGGCGAAGAGAAGCGCAGCGGCACCCCCGAAGACCTCGACATACGCTTCGTGCTCCGGAATGAAGGGGAGCAGCTTCTTGACTAAGAAGTGCTTTCCACCGAGATATGGGAAGAACCGTGAGGCGATCCAGAACTTCAAGTAGGTTCCCTCTTTTCTAGCCAGACTTCGAGGTCCACGAGACATCGGGTGCAGAGGCGTAGCGTCACCTTGTAACCTTCCTCAGTCCTCTCTTTGCAGGCTTCGCATTTCTTCACTGGTTCGTCCTCCTTTGGGCGATGTAGTAGCGAACCTTGTTCGGGTCGACCTGGCAGAGATGGCAGACAGGAACCCTTGCGACTTGTTTCGGGCTGATTCTCAGTTTGAGGAAGGAGATCTCGCTTCTATCGACTAGGCGTTTGCACATGACGCACTGAACGAACTCGCGCTTGTCGATCTTAGGCACTGGGATCGTCCTCGGGTGGAGGAAAAACGATTCTTTCTCCGGTTTGCGAATCAATGCGTTCAAGGAGCGGGCCCGCGATGGCTATGGTCTTCTTCAAGTTCTCCAAGATCTGCTTAGCTTCTTTCCAGGAGTTGGCCTGAATCTCGGGGCCAGCCCAACAGCGACCGCCGAGATCCTTGTACTCGGTGAGAAAGATTGCCATTCTACCGCTTCCGAATCGGAATCAGGACCGGAGCCTCGCTCTCTCTAGAAGCGTAGACAGCTAGGGCGATAGACCAGAAACGGTCGTCATGCGTTCCTTCGTCATGATGGAACTTCACATTGCCATCTTTCGAGATCTCAAACTTCTCAACGTTCAGCTCTGCTATGACGTCAGGATCGTAGGGCAATGCGAAGGTTTTGAGCTGCATCTGCTCCTTGAAATATTTCGCCATCTCCATCTTCGACTGGATACTGAAGACGACCGGTGTGACCTGTGTGACCCCTGCGGCCTGCATATCCTTGACAACGTAGCTTTCTCGAGTTGCGTCCACCAGGGCCTTCTCGACTTCTTGGAAGCGGTCGCAGATCGCTTTCGTGTATCCGATTACAGTGGCGTAAGGAGTCTTGAGCGGAAACTGGTGGCAATGGACCAAGCCGATCTTGTTGTTCCATCTCTCTACGACTGAGACGACCGAATGATCGTTGATTTCTCCGAGATCAATGCCGATGTAGAATCTGCCTCTCGGCGAGGATTCAAACGGGTAGTAGATTTCTCGAGGCGTGAGATCGTGCCAGATATCGGACCAGAGACAGGATACGATCAGATCTCGAGGTAGATAGGCATCGACATCTTCGCTGAACTCAGCTTCGAACTCTCGGATGAATCTCTCAGGCGGTGAGACTCGCCGCATTTCGTCGATGAAGTCTTGCGTCATCAGCCCGGCGGCGACAACGTCACGCCAAGTCACATGATGCCTGGACCATACGTCTGCCAGCTTTTCGTCTTTGCACATTTGGTAGAAGACTGACTTCGTGGCCCACGGTGTTGAGGATGCAATCAAGGTTCCGTTCGTGGTTGCCAACATTGGATACAGGACGTTGTAGAAGATGATTTCATCGTCTCGGAAGAACGCGGCTTCATCTGCTAGGACTTGATGCGCTGTGTATCCTCGCAAGAGGTTGGGTGAGCATGGCAATGCAACCATTTGGCTGCCGTTCTTGAACCAGATGACGGTTCTCTGGATTTTGCTGACAAGAGCTCTCCGGTCCTTGAGTTTCATACCGTAGAGAAAGCTTTGGACTCGATCCATGAGGATCATTGATTGACGGAGAGAGGGGGCCACAATCAGCGACAGAGTCTTTGGATGTGTGGCCGCATGCCAGATCGCTCGAACCGCGATGGTCGTGGTTTTGCCTGCTTGGCGGCTCATGCGGACAGCGATGCGCTTCGACTTGTCTGTCAGCACTTTCTCCTGGTAGGGTAAAGCGGTAAAGCCTAGGAAGCGTTTGCCGAAGTAGACAGGATCATCGTAGGATTTCTTGATTCCCGCAACCGTGTCATTGCTTGCTGGCGCTGTCTTTTCTTCTGCGCCTCTTAGGCGCTTCTCTATCGCCTTCCACTCCGACATCGAGCCGCGCCTCTACAGCTTCCAACCGCCTCAACATCTCGCCCTTCGCAACATTGTTCAAGATGCCATCGAGAACCATGCAGAGGTATCCGAGAAGCTGGTAAATGCGAAGGCGAACCTCCGGTTCAGCGGATTTTCCCATCTCAGAGATGTTCTCGATCGCCTGTGATAGTTCGTTCACTCGCTTCTCGCGGATCGCGGGTACGTCAAGCGTAGCTATCTCGAAACGTAGTTGCCCCAACAGTCCTCGTAGCTTTGCGATAACCACTTTCCTCATGGTTGATTCACTCAACCCCCCAAGGGGGGTGATATCACCCCCCACCTCCCTCAGATACGCTTCGATGAGGGTGCGGGTGAAGTCTACCACGTTCAGCCTGCTCCGTTTGGCTTCGATCCGTAGAATCGCCAGGATTTCGGGGTCCAGTCTCAGGTATATGCCTGGTCTGCCTTTACCCGGCAAAGAAGTTCACAAGCCAACGCGCAAGCCAAAGGCATACCGCCACAATCACCAGCAGTACGAGGATTCTCAAGGCTAGGTGAATGACAAATCCCAGAATGAATCCGAAGATAATGCCCGCCAAGATCGCTATCATGGCTACGACAAACAGTAAGAGCAGGAACATCATGCTACTCGTCCTCCTCTTTCTGTCTACGTCGTTTGGGTAGCTTCTCTCCGACTTCACGTAGCACGTCTTTCAGCAGGAACAATGCGCCGAAAGTGAAGAGGCTGACGGCGATGTTGAAGATGCAGATTAGCAGTAGCAGGAATAAGATTGCTGCTCTTACGAGGACAGGTTTCGAGTGGAGCATTATGTCAATGACGTTCACCAAGGGCTCCTGTAGAAGCGCGATGAGTATCACTGCGCCAACCAGTGATCCGATGAAAAGTAGCGCCGCGTATTTCCTGATGAAGTCGACGCGCACTATGCCTTCTGACCTAAGGCTGGCTATGCGGTACTTCAGTCCTTTCTTTTCCTTCTCCATTTTCCATCAACTCCTTGAGCTTGAGAAAGGCTCGGTATGCGTTGACGCGCCCGTGACCGAGCGAGTAGGCATCATCAAATTTCTTGCGCGTGAACAAGCGCTTCAGCGAGGCTTTCAGGCGATACCAGAATTCTGTTCGCATTGCAGCGATCTTCGAGATGATGGGCATGTAGGCTGGGTCGCACGACTCCAAGATGGCGCGTTTTATCAGGGTAGGTGAGGCTTGAGGGAAAGCCTGCTTCAGCAACGCGTAGATTCCTGTTACGTGAGGTGCGGCTACGCTTGTCAGGTCAACGAAGCCGTAATGGTCGCTGTAGATGTCACATCCGTGGGTGTCTCGTGCTCTGGGTGCGAGTATTCTTTCGCCAGGAGCGACACAGTCCGGCTTGACCCGTCCGTCGAGGGTTGGACCACGAGAACTCGCCAGACGGAGCACGTCACGGTTGTTTACACATCCGACTGTGATGGCTGATTCGGCTGCGCCTGGACTGCCAACTGAGTAATGGTCAGGACCATAGTTGCCTGCGGCGCAGACTACACCGATTCTTTTCTTCTCGACGAGGTAGTTGACTTCCCGGCTTACCGGGTCCCGTCCATCTGTCACAACATCGCTGACGATGC